CTCCGCTGTAACTTACGCGTGTGCCGTTCTGGTAATCAATGACAATCTTGCCGCCTTTGACCTGGGCAAAATCAAACGCCGGGCCGTCGAAAGGAACAACGTATTCCAGGTTGACGCCGTAGCGTTCCTTCGTGCCGATATGGCCGGTGGTGTTCATCAAGTTGACGACTTTGTGCAGCTCAAATTCTTTTTCTTCCACCGATTTGAAATCGGTGATGCTTTTGCCGTCTAATTCCAGGAGTACCTGCGATACAAATAATTCTGACATAATAACCTCCGTATCTCGTTATTCGTGAAGCGTGAAGCGTCTTTTGAGATACGCTTCACGTGTGACGCTTCACGATTATAGTAACAAATCAATACGACCGGCGAAGACATGCAGGCCGTTGACTACGTCCACGGGAATCTTGGCGTTGAGCCGGTTGGGATCCTGCAAGTCGCGCTCACAGATAACGCCGTCGGCATTCTCGGTTACCAACTCCACAATTTCCAAATCTTCCAACTGCTCCAGTACGTCCAAAATCTGATCGCGCACGGCTGCCGGCGTTTTGCTCGATAACTTTTCGCGCGGGAATCTCAGCGCAACGCGGGTGCGAATAGCTGCCCGCACATAATCGAGCGTGCGGATGGTTGTAATATCCAGCATCGAAATATCAAGTATCCCCTGGGGATCTTCAACATAGGTGGTGATGGCGCGGACGATCTGAACAACCTCACCAGGGCCGACTTCCAGCGGCGCGGTACCGTTATTCAGGCAACTTTCCTGTTCTGTTCGGGATAAGCGATCCGCTATTGCCGGTGCGGCAATATTGGGAAGTGGCAATGTATTGAGCGGCCTTGCCGGGTCTTCCTCATAAGCCATGACAGCGGCATAAGAGGCGGCGATTTCGAAAGCCGGGGTTTTTGTGCCGCGCAAATAGCCGCAGAGGATGCGCCCGGAATTGATCGTGCCGGCCATTGTGGTAACCGTGGCCAGAGCGTCGTCTGCGGCGACAATACCGGTTCCCGGACGTTGTTCCATCGGGCCGGAAACGTTATCCAGATGAGTTTTGAGCGATGCGAGCGATATGGCATCGATAAACGGGCTGGCGATGATATTGTACTGCTCCCCGAAGCAGGCGGCCAGAGCCGTGGCAAGTACCGGATCAACCGAGCCGGGTGTCGTTGCCGTGTCAACTGCCGTAAGGCCGGCGGCGGTGATGGCGCAAAGAAAATCAATCTGGTTGGCCACGGTGCCTTTGTTTTTGGCCGTAAAGACCAGCGTGCCGGTGGTATGAACTACCGTGAAGGGCAAGGCCGGATCATTAGCCAGCGCTGCGGCCAGTGCGTCACCAACGATTGTGGCGGTGTCTGCGGAATTAATGCCCACTTCATAGCGGACGTTGCCGATATAAAGAGTCAAGACGCCGGTCGAAGTGGCCGGACCCGTCAGCACCAGTGTCTGCACGCGGGCGACCGGAGTTGTGGCGGAATCATCCAGGGCGCAAACTGTCAAGTCCAGGTAGGCGTTAGCCTTGATTGCCGCGCGAACCATCAGGTGGGCGATGGAGCCGTTGCCGAAATATCCTGCCGCTTCGACATCGGAGTAAACGCGCGTGGGTACAATCTGCGCGATGGTGCCTGCCGTCAGCCTTTGCGCGATGATCAGCATGCGCTGAAGATTGGCGGGTAATGTCCGCACCGCCAGTTTGGTATTGAACTCAAAATACTTGCCCGGCTTACGGATGGAGCTGGGAATCGAATCAAATGAAATGTTTTTGCTTGCCATGATTATTTATTACCTCCTTTTTTCTTTGTTATTTCCTGGCTTCCGACAGGAACTTCGGTAGATACCGGATTAATCCTATCAGAGGCTTTCGCCTCTAACAGGACAAGTGAGCCATCAGCAACCAGCCTGAGGTAATAGGCGCTATCCGGCACATCCTCAGGTGTTTGATCGGTGATGTATTCTCTGGGCTTGCCTTCTTTCGGGCACCTGCTTCCTGAAACTGATTGAACTAACATATTAAATCCTCCTTAAATTCGTATCTCGTTATTCGTGAAGCGTATCTCGAAAAACGCTTCACGCTTCACGTTTTACGTCCCTTCTTCAATCTACACAACGGGGACGACTTGCACGATTACTGTGTCCTCCGCATCCGCGACTTCATCATCCGGTTGCAGAAAATACGTAAGCCCGACGGTTAAGAGATCCAAGACTGCCTCATCATCGATCCGCCTTATATGATAACTGGTGTTCAACTCTAAAGTGTAGGCGATGAGCCCCTTTTCTTTTAATTCGGGAGTAGTAGTATTGCGAAATGATTTGGGCGCAAGCGGCGTAATTTCCAGCCCCAGTTTTTGCCCGAACAGACACCCCAGCACGCCTTCCATAATCGGATAAACTCCCTTGCGGCGCTGTGCTTCCGACTGTAAGTTGGAAAAAACAACATCGGCATAAATAGTGACTGTCTGCCGCACAACATCGTCGGTGACTCTGGTGAAAGCGCCTTCTTCCACCGAGACATAAACCGCCGGTTGCGGTGTGCCTTCGATGCCGCGCTGCACGTCAATGCGCGTAACCGCTTCGGTTAATTTTGTTTTAATCCGGACAACAGTGCCTTCTTCAATAGCGCTTAACATTAATATTTCTCCATCGTTTGACGGGTGAATAAGCGATCGGCGGCGCTGACGGAGACGGAATCGTTAGAGGCCTCCGATGTCGGGGACGAACCCGCGCCCAGGCTGATTTCGCCTTTCTGAATCTGGCCCAGAAGTTTCAGGGCATTTTTATAGCGTTCAGTGACGCCTTCCGGCGGTGTGAGTTTGACGCGTCGGGCGTAGAGCCGGTAAACCGCGATATCGCAGGCCAGCGTGTTAATCAGGCCAGGGGCGGGCGTCAGCGGCAGGCTGTACCGCGACCGTAGATAGCCGTCGATCATTTCTCCCGCGTCGGCGATGGCCTTATCGACGTTGGCCGTGATGACGGACTCCGCAGGGATCATGTCATCCGTCAACTCAATTAAATCCTGCTCCGGGACTATTTTTTGAAGATCGTCAATCGTGCAATAATTCATAAATTGTCCTTATATTTTCAACTGATCAATCCTTGATAATATCATTTCGGATCACTATCAGGAACCGCATGGCTGTGAACCGCGAGGCACCCATTACCAGTTCTATCTCGGCATTAAACCGGCCGGTTTCAGCCGTATCTTGTGTAGTCAAATCAAAATAACCTTGACCGGTCTTATCATTGAGCCAGGTACAGGCGCGAATAGCCATCGCATAGGCCATATCATCTATGGCCGCTTTGGCAGCAAATTGCGCCGTCCAGCCGGTATAATCCGCACCCAGATCGAAGGGGATCCGTACTGGTGTATCGCCGCGCATAATCCGGACTTCGTTGCGCTGCTGTGCCGTCGCTGAATACACGGTGCCCTGCATCACGGGAAGGACGAGGGAAGCGGCGAGGGCGTTGGTATCCACCTGGTTTGTTACCGTGAACCGGAATTTGTCAGTGACTACTTTTATCGCATCCACAACTATCTTGATCGCGCTGGCTGCGGAATCGAGATAACTATTAAGTAAATCAAGATAGCCCGCCCGCGCTGCTGTGAGCCGTGATAATAAAGTCGTCACGCCCGTTGTATCGTTGCCGTCGTAAATTGAACGGCTGGTTATATTTGCGTCCAGATGAGCCAGCTTTGTACTATGATCATCCATCTCGGTACGAATTGCCGCAACGGTCGGCGGAATTGTATATCCCGCGCCGGCCAGTCGCGAACTGATAGCGGCATCGAGCCGCGCCAGTTCGGTTGTGAGTTCTGTCCTGACGGCAGCGGCAATAGCAGATAGAGAGAGGTCGCCTAGCGACGGGTCAACTGCAGCAATCTTGTCAGTGATTGCCTTTAAAACCTGTTCCCCATCAGCCTCGTTAATGATGTGTTGTTCAACGGCCACCGCTATGTCAGTGGGGGTGGGCACCATCGCTTCAATATGATCGCGGGCATCTGCCACGTTTGTCGGCGTGGCAAAACCGAGAGAGAAGCCGAAAGCCGTCAATGTTCTCGTTGCCGCGGCCCAGACTGCCGTGGCGATATCGGCAACCAGACTGCCGAAGCTGGTCAGAGTCCTCGTTCCAACAGCCCAGACGTCGGCCGCACTGTGACTTGATCTGCTGGAGATGGTCGCATTAAGATTTGCAATCCTTGTGTCGCCTAAAGCCGTGAAACCTGATCCGGTTTCCGGGATATTCTGGACACTGGCCGGAGTTGCTGCATTTAAACTGGCCTTTTGCAATGCGCCGAAGTCGATATTGTCTTGTCCCTGGATCTGGACATTAATTTTTGTACCTGTGAACTTGATCTGGTCTGTTTGGGTCTTAATGTTGAGCACTTCCCCGCGATCGTCAGAGGAAGCAACTGCGTAACGGTCAGTTCCTGGTAAAGTAACCCCACCATCACAAATAATAGCGTAATTTTTTGTCGCATCGTATGCAGCAAACACATAATTATAAAATCCGTCTCCCACCTCGGTCATATTCGCGCCATTGATCACTATTGA